TTCCAAATTGAGGACTTAATACACCCATAATAATTGTTTTTAATTGTTAAATTTACTTCGTTTAATTCTAAGTTTCGAACTATCTACACCGTCTATAGCCTTGACCTTAAGACCTCCGATAAAAATATCACCCGACGTTTGACGAGCTTCAGTTGATGGATTTTTAGATCCTTCAACTACATTTTTAATTCCATCAGATTTCCCTTGCTCATAGAAATGATTTACAATTCTGTCTATATTCTGTGCAGCATACATAGCTTTATGATAACCTTTCGTATCTTTAACATTACCTTCATTGTCTAAGAACTTCTCGACGAAGTTGTTTAGATTAGATTGATTCTCAGCAATTGCATTGGGATCTTTGACACCGTATCTAAACTTCTTATCTCCAACTTCGAAATCAAAACCTTTGAAATCATCAGAGAACATCTGCTTAGTGTTGTCAATGAATTTTTTATGCCTTTGCTCAGCTATTTCTTGTTCATTGTTATAGCGGTTAAAGAAGTCCATAGCCTTTTTCTGCTCTTGCGTTACGCCGGGCCTCAACTTGATTTCGTCGTAATATTTTTGCTTTAAGCTTTCTAAATGGTTACGTGCTTCTGCAACTGCTTCTTTTTTAGCGAGTTTTCTTTTTCTGATGTCTCGCTCTTCATCAGTATCTGAATCATACTTAAACTTATCTTCCATTACAAATGAAATTTCTTCTTCTGTAAGGTGAGGTTTAGTATTCTTATAATATTCTTTTAGTAAAACATCTTCATTAACATTAGAGTAATCTGCGTTTAATCTAACATAATCTTGAATATCACCACCAGTTTCTTCCATAAACTGTACTAGTTTTTCTACATTATCTGGTAATACAACTTTTTTAATAGGTTGTAATTCTGGTTGTTCTACTACTTCTTCTTTTTTAACTTCTTCTTCTGTTACTTCTTGGAGCGGAGAAATCCCTTCAGTAGTCTCACTGGACTTTTGTACAGATTCTCCCATCTCATTGCTATTTCCGGATGGTTCTTCCACAGGAACCTCCTTTGTTTCTCCGATTTGAATGGCATCGTCTTCTGGTTTTTTAGTTAAATCTACTTTAATAGGTTCTTCTGTTTTTACATTAGCATCTTTAGTAAGATCTACTTTTACAGGTTCATCTTTAGTAGCATTGAATTTTTTCATTTTAGGTTTTGATTTCATTTTCATATCGCCACCTTCTGATTTGACTTCTTGAGTCACCTCAGGCTTTGTTGTTTCTTTTGTTTCTGACATAATAAAATATTATAAAATTAGTTATATTGCCGGAGGTAAATTTTCCGGACTTGATTTTTCAAAATCTGTAGGCATTAAATTCATTTTTCTTTGCTCAATCATTTTACTTTGTTGGCTGCCTTCCATTTTTATTCTTTTATCTTTACGATCCTCGATCATATCTTCTTTTTGCTTCATAGCTTCTACTTCCATTCTTTTCAACTCCATATCATACATGTGTTGTATTTCCATTTCCTGTCTCTTTATTTGAGACTGAGTTTCCAATTTCTTTATTTCCATCTGCGCTTTAGCTTGTTCATATTGAACATTAGCAGCTGTTAACGCTTGTTGCTTTTGCATTTCTGCTTGAGCTGTAGCTTGAGCTGTTTGTGCTTTAGCTTGTTCTTGAGCTTGCATCATTTGCATTTGCTGTTGCTCTGCTCTTTTTTGTTTTTCTTTACGTTTCTGTTTTAAAACATCATTAGCAAGTTTAAGATTTTTAATCCTTCTAACATCAATAGCATCTTCTAAATCTATACCTCCTTGCTGTAAAGCCATTTGTATGTTTTGCTCTAACATTGCTTTTTCTTCTTCCTCTGGCTCTAGTTCTAAATAAATACCAAAATCATGAAGAGGTAAATTCTGTATTTCTGATAAAGTGGCTACATTATAAGTAGATATAGAACTTTTTAATGAGTTTAAAGTTAATGGATTTTTTAATGAATCAGCTATTTTCAGCGAAACGTTTTCACAAGTTCTAATTGTTAACCACAAACTAGCTTGCATTACATGTCTTGTAGCTGTATTAGAAGCATTAACTGCCATTTTTTGCAAGCCTATTAATGTATCTTTTTCAGGCATACTACCATCTCTAGCTTCATTTAAACCAGTCACGTCTCTTATCATTTGTAAATAATATTGATAAGTAGCTATTAAACTTTGTATTTTTCCTTGACCGCTAGAAGTTTGTAATTCTTGAATAGGTACTTTACCTGGATTCATATCGCCTTCTTGAGTTAAAGATCTACCTACAATACTACCAGTTTGGAAATACATATTTAATGCTTCAGCTGGATTATAGTTTGTACCATTACCAAGATCAACTTCAGCAAGACCGTCCATATCTAAAAACACACCATCAGGTACTGTACGAGCAATAACTTGTTGTAGTTTTAAATGTGTTAATTGAATCATGTCTGCAAAACCAGTAATTCTACTAACAATAGAATCTATACGACCCTTATATAATCTAGGAGCGCAAATAGTGTAACTCATTTCTACTCTAGTTGTATCAGCCATTGGTCTAGTCATGTTCTCAGCAAGTTTCCATTCGATAAGTTCATTGTTTCCTATAACTTTTACTCCTTTATATAAAACTTCTATTTTTCTTTCTACTCTTTCAAAATTATCATTTGCAGGTGGATTAAAAGTATCAGGCTTTTCTAATGCTTTTTCTAAACCAGTATCTGTTTGTTTTATTTTAAACACCTGTGTGTTGTAGGTTTTATATTCAAAAAATAAAACTTGTACAGTATTTTGATCATAAGTTTGCCAACCATAAAGGTTTTGACTAGTATAAGCTTTTGTTTGTTGGATTTTTGTTAATTGATCGTCAGTTAAAAAAGGAAATTGTTTAGCTATTTCAGGTATAGTTAATGGCTTAACTTCTCCAACATAATATATATCTTCAAAATGTGGATCTTCTGTATAAGAATATATTAAATTAGCTGGATCTACATAATCAATTGTAACTCCATTTGCTCTGTTCCAACTAGTTTTAGCACAGCCTATACCAAGTGTAACTAAATCGTAGTTAAATCTTTTCTTTACATTATCAAATCTATTTTTAGCTAAAGTGTTATCGATAACCTCTTCTTCTGCTATTTCAACAGCTTCTTTATATGAAAGCTGCATGTGTAAATCTAGTTCTTCTGGAGATTCTGGTAGTTTAGTTTCATCAGTTTGAAATTCATTAACACCTAAGCTTTGTTGTAAACCTTGTAAATAAGGTTTTGCTAGCATATCTTCTAGTATAGCTGTAGCGTAATCAGTTCTTTTCTTTAATGAAATAGGATCTTGAGCATAAGCTTTTATCTCATAATTTTTATTATTCATACCGTTTGCAACTATATCTACAAACTTAGAAATAACAGGAACTGGTTTCCAGTCTAAATTCATATAAGACATATCGCCATTAATAGCTAATTCGTCTTTATACTTTTGTACAGGCTGTTCACCTCTAGCATATAATCTTAATGTATGAAATCTATTATAAGACGTAGCAAATCTTGTACCATTACCGCCTTGTCTCCACCATTCACTTTCTATAGCTTGAGCTACTCTTCTTCCATAATCTGAAGAAGCTTTCTCAGCATCTGGCACAGTCTGGCTTGGAAAAGCGCTATTTGGATTTGCGTATGTATTCATTTATTTAATTATTTTTGATAACGTTCCTTTATTATCATATTTTTTTATACCTAAATCAATTGGTTTTCTTTTTCTTCTACTAACTGGTGCGTATCTATTTTTGTTACAAGCCATTATAGCAAGACCTGAACTAATAGATGCATCATGACTTGTTCTATTGTTTATATCAAAAGCAGCCCAATCTTCTAATGTTCTTTGAAAATATAAATCCCCATAACTATCACCGTTAAATCCTATAGAATTTTCTATATATGATTCAATAGCTGCAGCATGAGCTTGTTTTATATCTTCACTTGAATTAGGTATACCACCTATTTCTTTTTCTGTTACTGACAATTTGTTCCAAACCTTATCAGGTCTGTTCATTGAGAAACCTCTATAACCTCTACGTTTAAAATGATAAAGTAATCTAGGTTTGTTATTTTCTACTAATATTGGCATACCGTAAAATACACAAGCCATTAGTACATCTTCAAAAAATATTTCTGCTGTTTGTGGTCTAGCAATATATTCTAAAAAGAAATGATCAGCAGGAGCATTTTCCATGCTAAACTTTGTTAAACCGTGTAAAGATCCGTTAGAACCTCTTTTATCTACAGTACCTGATATATCATATGGATCACAGCCAAAAGCTCCCATATGTTCATTACCAGCATATTTAATACCGTTTTTTTCAATATATCTATTTTGTAAATTAGCATCAGGTATCCAGGTTATAAAAAACCTACCTTGATTACTTGGAGCAAATATAACTCTAGTATCTTTTATACCATTTTCCCATAGAAAATTACCTTGTGTTACAGCTGATTTATTATTAGAATCTTCATTAAAATCTATCTGTTGATATATTTTAGTAAGATTAAATAAAGACGATTTAGACTCGTCTCTAAAAGCATGTTTAGTAGTACGAGGAAATTGTCTATAAAATTCGTTTAAAGCGTCTTGATCATTTTTTAATCCGTCAACTTCGTTTTCCCAGTATTCAATGACTCCGAGATCGATAAACTCTCCTTGTGGTCCTTGAACCTCTGTATCTGGGGTATTGAAGACAGGTACGCCAAAAGAATCAATGTATCCTTCGTAGTTCCATTCCATAGGTATGAACAAAGAATATAATCCCGAGCTAGTCTGTCCATTGCGGTTTCTTTTTGTAACATCTGAG